ATGGCACGACAGAAGGCGCGCACCCGGCGGTCGTTCGGCCGGTTGCGCAAGCTCCCGAGCGGTCGGTACCAAGCCTCCTACAGCGGCCCAGACGGTCGTGTCTATGCGGCGCCGTCCACCTTCGCGGCGAAGATCGACGCCGAGGCGTGGCTGACGGATCGGCGGCGCGAGATCGACCGCGAGCTGTGGTCACCGCCGCGGCCAGACGCGCCGGTCGCGAGGTCGACGACGTTCTCGGAGTACTCGGCCGAGTGGCTCGCACACCGTCTGGTGAATGGCCGGCCGCTCAAGGCCCGCACCCGCGAGCACTACGAGGCACTGCTGTCCCACCGCCTGCTCCCGACGTTCGGGGCGCTGCCGGTCGGATCGATCACCGCCGAGGACGTGAAGCGTTGGCACGCTGACGAAGGATCGGCGACGCCGTCCTACACCGCCCAGGCGTACAGCCTGCTGTCGACGATCATGGCCACGGCGGTACGCGACTCTGTGATCCCATCCAACCCCTGCATCATCACCGGCGCCGGGTACTCCAAGCGGGTCAAGAAGATTCGGCCGGCGTCTCTCGAGCAGCTCGCGGCCATCGTCGAGGCAATGCCCGAGCGGTTCAAGGTCATGGTGTTGCTCGCCGCATGGTGCGCGCTGCGCTTCGGCGAGCTGACCGCGCTCACCCGCGGCGACGTCGTGCTCGTCCGTGATCCCGACGGTGTGCTGATCGCGGGGGAGCTGGACGTGAGCAAGGGTGCGGTGAGGGTGTCCGGTGAGCGCAAAATGGACACGACGAAGTCAGAGGCGGGGGAGCGTGCGGTGTCGATACCGCCGCACCTGCTCCCGACCATCGAGGCGCACCTGGCCGAGCATGTCGACTCCGGTGCCGGTGCGCTGCTGTTCCCGGCCGACCACGGCGGCTACCTCGCACCGAGCACGTTCTACCGGCACTACTACCCGGCGCGCTCTGCGGCTGGCCGTGACGACCTCCGATTCCACGACCTGCGGCACACCGGCGCGGTGCTCGCCGCCTCGACCGGCGCCACGCTGGCCGAGCTGATGAACCGACTAGGGCACTCGACGCCGACGGCGGCGCTGCGCTATCAGCACGTGATCGACGGCCGAGACCGCGAGATCGCGGCCATGCTCTCGAGACTCGTTGACGGATAGGCTGTGTCGCTCTAGGGAAGAGTGCGGAAGTGCCGTGTAGAGTCATGTTTCGAAGAGACTCAGACCGGAGTACGCCGTAGGACGCCGAGGACGATCTGAGCGCGGAAGGCAGCAACCGCCGATCGGTTCTGTTCATAAACGCCGGGTCCCCGACGGGGGCGAAAAGGACACCTACAAGCCGTCGATGATGGCTGTCTTGTGTCTGGAGTCTCTTCCCGATGTCCTCTGTTCGTCGCCAGTGGGCGACAATCAAACACACTGCCGACTATCTCGGCGTCACCGACCGCACCGTCAGGCAGATGATCGCCGATGGGCGCCTGCGTGGTTACCGCAACGGCAAGTTCGTACGTCTGGACCTGAACGAGGTTGACGCCTCGATGCAGCCATTCGGCGGTGCAGCTTGAGGCCCCCGAACAGCGAAGAGGCCCCCGCGCCACACGAGGACCTCTCCAAGTCAGTCGCCACCAAGCAAGCCGACACCACACAGTCTATCGGCGGTGGTGGCGAATGAGCAGCGCATACGAGCGTGTCATCGATGCTCTTCGAGCCAACGGCAGCAGGGTCGAGGACCGCGGTCGAAACGATGCAATGGCGCAATGCCCCGCTCACGACGACCGCAACCCCTCGCTGAGGGTGTCGGTCGGACGGGCCGGTGACCGGGCGGTAATCCACTGCTTCGCCGGGTGTGCCCGCGCCGAGGTTGTCGAGGCTCTCGGAATGAATATGCACGACCTCTACGACGACGATGTCGAGTACCGCTATGCCGGCGGTGCGGTGGTGCATCGTCGATCGGGAAAACGCTTCTCGCAGAGTGGCAACAAGGCAGACCGGTCGCTCTACCGTGTCGAGTATCTACCCGAGGATCACGCGCAAACGGTCTACGTGGTTGAAGGTGAAAAGGACGCCAACACCGCAATGGACCTCGACGGGGTCGTGGCCGTCTCGCCGCGGCAGGGCGCGAGCACTCGGCCAGAACGCTACGACTGGTCACCGCTCAAGCATCGACCCGTCGTGGTGGTGGCTGATCGCGACGAGAAGGGCCTCGAACACGCCCGCCGCGTCGGTGATCTCCTCGAGCCCATCGCGACGTCTGTGGTCATCGTCCAGGCCGCCGAAGGCAAAGACTTCACCGACCATATCCAAAGCGGTCACACCGTAGCCGAGCTGGTGCCGGTCGAGGAAGGCCCAGACCTGTTGGCGGGCTTGATCTCTGCCGCCGAGCTGGACTGCAAGACCTTCGCCGACCTCGTCGAGCACGTACCCGGCATCATCACCGAAGGATCGGGACTCATTGTCGGCCCACCGAAGGCCGGCAAGTCGTGGCTGATGGGCAATATCGCGCTCGCGTGTGCGTCCGGTGGTCGTGCGCTCGGCACCATCGAGGTCGAGCAGCGGCCGGTCCTGTACCTCGCGCTGGAGGACGGGCACAGGCGCCTGCAATACCGACTGCGTGCGATCAACGGCACCGACCCGCTACCGAAGGCACTCGACATCCTGACCAGTGTGGTGCCCGGTCAGGTGATCCCCACGATCGCAGCGTGGCTCGATCAACACCGCGGTGACGAGCCACTGGTCATCCTCGACACCCTCGGCAAGGCGCGCAAACAGCGTCGTTCGGGTGAGGATGCCTACCTGGCGGACTACCAGACGGGCTCAGAGCTCAAGGCGCTTGTCGACGTCGTGCCGGGCGCGTGCTTGTTGGCCGTCCACCACACCCGCAAGAGTAGCGGTGAGGACTTCGTCGACAGCGTCAGCGGTACGCAAGGCATCGCCGGTGCCGCCGACTTCGTCCTGGTGCTGCAACGACCACGCAAGAGCAACGAGGCCACCCTCGCAGTGACCGGGCGCGACATCGTCGAACGCGAAGTGGCGTTGGTGACCGAGGACGGGCGTTGGCGCTTAGACGGCGACAGCATCGAAGCCGCCGAAAGCCAAGGCGAGACGCGGAAGGACCGTCAGCGGCTCGGCGATCTAAGCATCGACGTGCTCGAGTACGTCAACGGGCGCGGCGCCACAACGCCAGCTGAGGTGGCAGCGGAGTTCGGCGTGGACAACAAGCACGCCGGGGTGATCCTGAGCCGCCTCTACGAGTCGGGACGACTGACGAAACCGAAGAGGGGCACCTATAGGGGTGTTGTATCTGTTGAATTGTTGAATTCGGAGCCTCAGAACCCCTCCACTTTCAACACATACAACGGATACAACACCACCCTTTTAGGCACTTGTTCGGTCTGTGGCATTTCGTTGCCCTCCGACCTCGTCGATACGTGCGGGGGGTGTGCATCGTGATCGAGACCCGTCGCCTGCCCTACGGCCTCACCGCAGTCATCTACCTCCGTGACGAGCGTGACGACCTCGCACCCGAAACTCGCGACCGCCTCGACCACATCACCGAGTCGGAGTCGGAGTACACCCGGCGCTGCGAGAGGGGCAGCTCATGACCGAGTCACGGCCCCGCACCCGCCGACGCCTGGTGTCCCGGCTCTACGGCCTGGCCGCGCGCATCAACCACGACCGACTCAACGACGCCCAACTCGCCTACCTCACTGCGGTACTCGACCACTACAACCACGCCATCAAGGGGATGACCGATGACTGAGCCGACCAACCTCGACGACCTCGACCACCGCGACTCGATCAACCACTACCTCGCGTTGTGTGCCCTCGTCGGCGAAGGCCGACGCCTCGACGCATTCGCCTACATGAAGAGCCTGACCGACGTCGAACGCATCGACATGTGGCTCGCAGGCTGCTCCATCACCATCGCCTTTGCCGACGACTGCCGCCGCTTCCACAAGGTGCCGGTGGAGCTTCCGGCGTGGTTGCGCCTCATGGCGCTCGCCGACGAGGACGGCGCCCAGTGATGGGCCTCATGCGGCCGTGCGTCGAGTGCGGCGAACCCGCCGAGGACACCCGCTGCGCCGAGCACACCGTCAGCCACCGCGCGGTCACCCGTACGCCCGAATCCCGTCCGTCGCGGCGCGCGGGCTATACGACGGCGTGGGACCGGCTCTCCAAGCGAGCCCGACGTCTGCAACCGTTCTGTTCCGACTGCGGTACGCGCGACGACTTGACCGCCGACCATTCGCCCGAGGCATGGCGCCGCCACGATGCCGGCAAGCCTGTACGGCTCTGTGACATCGACGTCGTGTGCCGCCGATGCAACTCCCGCAGAGGCCCCGCGAGGCCGTCAGCGGCCCGCTCAGACCCCAGGGGGGTGCCCCCTGCGCCGGGGGGTGGGAGCCGACGGGGGGAGTCGGGATGTCGCTCTCACACCCCCGGGGGGTACCCAATGGCGGGTGGTGCGGCATGAAGGCCGGCGTCAAGCAGCAGATCACGGTGGACCCGCTCGATCTGAGCGACTACCCCACCGATCGGGCGGCCCGTATCGCTCGGTTCATCGAGGAGTTCCTGGTGATCCCGAAGGGTGTGGGTGCCGGTGAGCCGGTATGCCTACCGGATTTTCAGCGCGAGATCATCGACGGCGCATTCGCTGACGGTATCCGTCAGGCGTTGGTGAGCATCGCCCGCGCCAACGGTAAGACCGGCTTGGCCGCGATGGTGGGTGTGGCCGAGCTGTTCGTCGGTGGTGAGTCTCCCGAGGTGCTTGTGGTGGCCTCAGATCAGCGTCAGGCCAACATCACGTTGCGGGTGGCACGCCGCATGGTGGAGATGAGTCCGGCGCTCTCAGAGCGTTGTCACATTTACGCCGACAAGCTCCAGACCCCGCACAACGGAGGCCTGTTGCAGCCGTTGCCGGCCGATCCGGCTGCGCTGCATGGTTGGGACCCGACGCTGTTGATCGTCGACGAGTTGCATGTGGTGACTGAGGAAGTGTGGGAGGCGGTCACCTCGATGGTCGGCAAGCGGCCGGTGTCGACGACGCTGGCCATCTCGACGCCGGCGACCAGTATCGAGTCGGTGATGTGGCGGTTGGTGCAGCACGGTCGCACCAACGACGACCCGGCGTTCTATCTGCGAGAGTTCGCGGCGCCGGAGGGGTGCGACATCGACGACCGCGAGGCGTGGCGCATCGCGAACCCGGCGATGGGGTTGTTTCTCGCCGAGGACGGTATGGCCGCGGCGCGACGCACGTTGCGTGAGCCGGTGTTTCGTCAGCTCCGACTCGGCCAGTGGGTGGGGCAGGTGGACAGGTGGTTGCCGTGGGGTGCGTGGGAGCCGCTGGCCGACGCGAAACGCACGGTGGGCCGACGCGACAAGGTGGTGCTGGCGTTCGACGGGTCGGCCTCGGGGGACTCGACAGCGCTCGTTGGCTGCACGATCGGCCCTAAGCCGTTTCTGTTCACCGTCGGCATGTGGGAGAACCCCGGCGATCCGCGGTGGCGTGTGCCGCGCGGTGAGGTCGATGTCGCGGTGGCCCGCGCGTTCGACCGGTACGACGTGGTCGAGTTGGCCGCGGACCCGTGGGGGTGGCGCTCGGAGATCGAGGCATGGGCCACCCGGCACGGTCAGCGTCGGGTCCTGGAATGGAACACCGCTAACGCCGCCCGCATGGCCCCGGCGACCGATCGCCTCTATCAGGCGGTGGTCGACAAGACTGTGTCCCACGACGCCGACGAGCGTCTGGCCCAGCATCTGGGCAACTGCGTGGCCAAGTCGACGCCGGCGGGCGACCTGGTCAGCAAAGACAAGAAGGGCAGCAAGAACAAGATCGACGCCGCGGTCGCGGCAATCGTGGCTCTGGACCGGGCCGCGTTTCACACCAACAAACCTCGCAAGAGGGCAAGGAGTTTCCCATCATGACCAATGCTCTGCACACCGATCTACTGCAACGCATCGACGCCCCGCAGGCCCGCTACGCGGTGCTGGACCGCTACTACGCCGGCGAACAACCGCTGGCGTTTCTCGCCCCGGAGGCGCGTAAAGCGTTGGGGGACAGGTTCGGTCGCATCGCATCGAACCTCTGCCGCCTGTCGGTGACCTCGATCGCCGAACGGTTGCGGGTCACCGGATTCACCGGCGCCGACGTCTGGGGAGACTGGCTGCGCAACGACCTCGACCAGCTCGCCCCGGTCGCTCACCGTGAAGCGCTGCTGCTCGGCGCCACCTACGTCCTGGTGTGGGCCGACGCCCAGGGCCGCCCGCAGGTGTCCATCGAGTCGGCGCATCAGATGTCGGTCAAGGTCGACCCCGGTACCCGGCAGATCGTCGCCGCCTGTAAACGGTGGACTACTGACACCACTACCGAGGCAACGATTTTCGAGGCCGACAAGGTGACCCGGCTGCGTGCCAACAACACCGGTGCGACGACTGCAGGATTCGAGACCGTCGAGGTGCTAGACAATCCGCTCGGCGTGGTGCCGGTGGTGCGGCTGGCCAACACCGACCGCATCCTCGGCGACCCGGTCTCCGAGATCGCCGACCTGATCCCGCTCAGCGATGCTCTGAACAAGGTTCTGTCCGACATGATGGTCGGCTCGGAGTTCTACGCCCGTCCGCGCCGTTGGGCCACCGGCGTCGAGCTCGTCGAGGAACCCGTGCTCGACGACAACGGCAACCCGGTGCTCGACGACGACGGACTCCCGGTCATCGAAGAGGCATCGCCGTATCCAGAGACCAACAGGATGATGCTCGCCGAGCAGGCCGAGGCGAAGTTCGGTCAGCTCGAGGCGTCCGGCCTGACGGCGTACTCGTCGAGCATCGACGCGTTGCTGACGCAGATCATGGCCGTCTCAGCGCTGCCGGGGCATTACGTCGGCATCACAAGCTCGAATCCCGCCTCCGCTGACGCCATGCGTGCCGCCGAGGCCGCGCTGACCGCGCGCGCCGAAGCCAAACAGGCACTGTTCGGTCGGAGTTGGGAGCAGGTGGCACGGCTGATCGTCGCGGTGCGTGAGGGCATCAACCCGGCCGAGGTCGAGGCGTCGGTGCAATGGGCCGACCCCAGCACCCGGTCGATCGCCCAGGAGGCGGACGCCGTCGTCAAGCTCCATCAGGCCGGTCTACTGCCGGCGACCTACGCCCTCAAGCGACTCGGTTACAGCGACACCGACGTCGTCGAAATCCGCACCGCCACAAGGCTCGAGGCGATGGACTCCGCAGGCGCTGACGTGACCAGCCTGCTACCCGGCGCCGAGGCCCCGCGGTGAACGCCTACGCCGACCGCGTGGCTACGCTGGCTCAGTCCACCAGCGAGTCGGTACAGGCGCTCTACGACCGATACCTGGCCGGTGAGCTGACCGAGGAACTGTTTGTCGAGCTGGCCACCACCGCCCTCACGGTCAACGATCACCGGGCGGCGACTCTGGCCGACGTCGGCGTGGCCGCCATCCTCACCGCACAACTCGGCGCCGTAGCGCTACCCGTCGGCGTCCCGGCACCGTCCCCGCCGAAATCACTGCTACACAACCTCATTCGCGAAGCGCTCGACGACGTCGACCCGCGGACCAAACTAGACACCGCCGCCCGCGGCCGCACCCTCGAGACCGCGCGCGAGTGCTACGCCTCCGGGCTACACCGCCACGAGGTCAAGTTCTGGAAGCGCGTACCGAACTCCGGTGCCTGTCCGGCCTGCCAAAACCTGGCCGGCACCGTCCTGCCCATCGACACCCCGATGTGGCACCACACCGGTTGTGCCTGCACTCAGCAGCCAGCCACCCCCACCGAGAAGGAGAACGCAGATGCCCAACGATCCGCAGCAGCCCGACGAGCAGCAGCAACCCGACGAGCCAACCGTGACCGAGACCGAGACGCTCGAGACACCGGCACCCGACGAGCCAACCGAGAACGAGCCGACGCCGGAGCCTGAGCCCGACGTCTTCCCGAGGGCCTACGTCCAGCAGCTTCGTCAGGAGAACGCCGACTACCGCAACCGCGCCAAGGCCGCCGACGACCTCGCCAAGCGGCTGCACACCGAACTGGTCCGCGCCACCGGCAAACTCGCCGACCCGACCGACATGCCGTTCGACGCCGAGCACCTCGAGGACCCCGACAAGCTGACCGCGTCCATCGATCAGTTGCTTTCCGTCAAACCGCACCTCAAGGCCCGCCGCATTGTCGGTGCGGTAGGGCAGGGTGAGTCCGGCACCACCACCGGTGTCGACCTGCTCGGCATCATGCGCGGCACCGCCTAACGACAACCGTTGTCATCTGGCCTGCATCCTGTCATCATGGGTGCAGGCCAGATGCCTGTCTAAGAGACGTTGCGAGCCGGGCGCTCGACGTGAATCCCCAACACTCACGTAGGAGCCCCCTATGGCCACCCAGACCACCGCAACCCTGTCCCAGCTGCAGGCCACGCAAATCCAGCAGCTGCTCGTCCAGCCCCTCGAATCCGAGAGCGTGTTCCTCGCGTCGGGGCCGAAGGTCATCGACACCAACGGCCCGATCCGCATCCCGCGTATCGCCTCCGGCCTGACCGTCGGATTCGTCGCCGAAGGTGCTGCGATCCCCGAAAGCTCCGTCGGCCTCGACGAAGTCTCGATGCTGCCCTCGACGCTCAAGAGCCTCAAGGTCATCAGCCGCGTCACCTCCGAGGTGCTCCGCTCGTCGGCCCAGGCACTCGACGCAATCCTCAAGCAGCGCTTGGTAACTGATACCGCGAAGGCGCTCGACGTCGCGCTGTTCACCGGCACCGGCACCTCCAACACCATCCGCGGTCTGCTCAATCAGAGCGGCGTGGCCACCGGCACCCTCGATGCCGACGAGCCTGACAGCCTGCTCGACGGCATCGGCATCGCCCGCGCCAACGAGGTCAAGCCCAACCGCTGGTTCCTCAGCCCCGCCGATTACCTGTCGATCCGCAAGGTCAAGGACGCCGATGGTCGCTACATCCTGCAGCCTGATCTCACCCAGGCCGGCCAAGAGGTGCTGTTCGGTGTGCCGGTGACCGTGACCGCTCAGATGCCCACCGGCAAGGCAGCACTGGCCGATATGAGCATGGTGGCGATCGCCCGCGACATGAGCCCGAGCGTCACCGTCGACAGCTCCCGCTACTTCGACACCGACGAAGTGGCTCTGCGTGTCGTCGCCCGCTACGACCTGGCACTGCTGCAGCCCAAGGCCGTCACCATCCTCACCGCCACGCCGTGATCGAGTCCTCTCAGGTGGTGGCCCTGCTCGGCCGCGACGGCGACACCGAACTCGCCGCCGTGGCCGAACGGGCACTACCGATCGTCACCGCCCAGGTGCGCGCCTACACCCGCGGTCGTGGATTCTCCGGCGACCAGCCGGCGCCCGACGTCGAGACGGTCATCCTCACCTCGACCGCACGCCTGGCCGCCAATCCTGAGAACCTGCGCGCCGAGAAGATCGGCGACTACGAGGTACAGCGTCAGGTCATCGACGGGTGGACGCTGCCCGAGCTGGCGATCCTCGGCCGCTACCGTCGGCGTGCCCGATGATCCCGAAACGGCTGCTCCCTCAACGGCTGACCTACCGGCCGATCGTCGGTCGGGGCAGTTTCGGCCCGATCTACGACGACCCGGTCACCATTCCGGCGCGGGTGCAGTTCACCGCCAAGGCGGTCCGCAACGCCAACGGTGAGGATCTCGTCGCCGCCGCGACGATCTATGTGCAGCCCGGCGAGAACCTGCCCGACGTCGGCGACATCGTCACGTTGCCTGACGGTAGCGTCCGCCCGGTCATCGCCCGCTCAGATCAGGTGGGCGCCCGAACTGTCGAGGTGGTGTCCCTCGACGTGTCCTGAATGGTGGACAGGACACACAGAACGACCCCGGTTCTCCTCTGGGCATGGTGGAGGACCGGGGTCGTTTCGCTGTTGTCGGTTAGCGGTGCAGACCTTTTCGTCGGCGTCACCGAAAGGGTGGTGGCCGACCACCTACACCAAGCGCAGCACCGGCGCCGCGGTTGCCTGATGCAGAGCGTTGATGTTCTCCAGCATGACCGTCAGCGCGGCAATCTGCTCGGTCGACATGTCGTCAGTGTGCAGCCGGTTGAGCGCGTCGCAGCAGCGGTCAATCCATGCAGTTCTGTCTGGTATCAC